CATTTTAAGAACATCGTCAGCTTCTAAATTTAATGTATTCAATACGAGATTAGTCGTGGAAGCGTTTAAGAGAGCATGACCAATGATATAATTAGTAGAATCTCCTGATTTGGTTAGTATTAAGTCGACATCCACATTACTGGCTGTATTATGAGCCACTTGCACTGTTTTTACAAGAATAGTTGCATCTGCAGGACATGTTAACATTGTTGTCACATTAGTTGTAGTTAAATCAAATGTTTCGCTTTTGTATCTTATTGTCATGACATAAAGTAATTAAAGGAATCTTGTTCGTTTTTCAAGTCCTGTTGATAAGAAGTATTTAATTGGTTTTCAACTGTTGCTATTGCTTGGTTAATTTGTCTAAAACCTTCTGTTGTGTATTCTGCAGGTGGTTCAGGGACATATACGTTTATCTTAGCCATTATCTTTTTCCGTCTGGGTTAACATCTGCTCTAAAGGTACCAAATCTCCAAGTTTCATTTATAGCAGTATTTTGTATTTTTACATTTGCGAATCTTCCTCTAGCTCTTGTGTCTATTTTTTGTGTATTAGCATTTATGGTAAAAGGACCTAATTGAGAAGAGGTTCCAGAATCTACAGGATAATTTTTTAAAAATATTGTAACCACTACATTTCCCTGAAGGTTTTTAAAGTCGGGTATAAATCTACTTAGCCTTAGCATATTCTCTCCATCCCCCCCTGTAGGTAAATCAAAATCTCCAGATTGAATATATGCTGCAATAGCTGTTTCTGTTCCATTTAAAGATATTTCATTATTACCAATCTCATGAGCATAGTACAAAGATGCACCAAAGGTATTAGTTGCACCACTTAAATTTGCAATTGTTGGGGTTCCTGTCGGTGTGTATTCTGTAGCATAGGGTACATCATAAGTGCTTGCATCTGCAAAAGAACTTCTAGCTAAAGTCATTATAGACCAGTTGTTCTCCACATAATTATATACTACTGATCTATTATTTTGAATGGCTGGACTACCTAAAGGAGTCCCTGCTGGATAAAACCAAACTATTTCATTAAATAAAGAATTATGTGAAGCATAGATAATTTCATTAGAAGAGTAATTAACTCCAACATTATTTCCTGTGGTCGTGAATACAAAATCTTCAACAAGTGATGGAAGTAATTTTACCGTACCATCAAATACAAAGAAGCCTCCTCCTGTACCCATCCAGAAAACTTTACCATCTGAATAAACAGCAGCATGTTGTCCAATACACCCACAGTTAGATCCAACTTGTCTTATAGAAAATGTAAAAGGCGTACCTACGAACTGCATTTGATAAGCAGCTTGATCTGTTAAAATTAAATTATAATCTTTACCTGAGATAGCAGCTACAATTTTATTTCCTGTGTCCAATCTAAAAGTTCCTGCAGTATTAATGGAAGTAGGTTGATAAATATTATAATTTTCTTGATCACTAAATCTAATAAACATCGGGTCTTGTGTTGAAGCGTCTCCAATAGTTGTTTCTGTACCAAAGTGAACTACGTGTCTATCTCTATCTGAAGTTATAGTTAATCTTGTAGAAGTTGGAGCACCTACCATAATAGTTGCTCTTTGGTCTAATGGGTTTGAATCACCTGGATTCCAAGTAAATGTTTTACCATCTTTAATCGTTGCAATTAATTGTTCTCCGAAGTTATCTAAAGACCATGAACCTGGATCTAGAATAATAGTTGAACTCGTTGTACCTGATCCCCATGCAAGTCTGCTCCAAGCACCTGTACCCCAACCATAACCATAAGTTTGAATTGTGGGGCCAATATCTTCATAAGGATTTATGGTAGCTCCTCCCGCTGCCGTCATTCCTGTTCCAGTTTCAGTTGTTGTCATTTGAATTGTAAAAGAGTTTGTAGCTATTGTAAGAATTTCAAAAGTATTTGTTGTAAAGTCTGTTGTATTGTATCTTGTAACTGTTGCTTCTCTTACTGCAGTTGTGTCTACATGGGCTGCGGCAGCTGTACTATTAGTACCTCTTGTGCAACCTGTTAAATCATTTGTAGATATACCCGCATAGGTTATTAGCTCATCCCCTATTCTTACTGTTCCAGAAGCAGAAAAACCTGATGCACTCGTTAAGGTTATTGTAGTATCAGAATCTGTTATAGCACCATTTAAAGTTGTAGTTTGTCCAGACACTGTTACAGAACTTAACGTAATATATTCTCCAACATCCAATGGATGTGATGTTTTATTTACAGTTACAATATTTGATCCGTTGGTGCTTGTAAAAGTTGCACTCGTGATTGCTGTTGCAAGTGGGGTGATGTCATAAAATTTATCTTCATAATAAATATATAATGCTTTTGATGTACCAAGTGCAGCGTATCTTCTACCTTCTAAATCATTCCAAGTGTGTTGAGCACGTGTGGGTCCTGCAATAGTCTCTTGTCCAATAGCTGTATAACCCCCTATTTTTTCTGGTTGTCCATATCTAAATCTAATAAAATCTCCATCTATCCATTGTCCTTCAGCACCTGACGGGGTATCTGCTTTATTAATTCCAGGTCGAATAGTTACATTAGTTAATGGCATGTAGCCATTTTACACCATTTTATAGTTTTATCCAAGTAGACGGGGAAGGTAAGTTATGTTCAGATTTAACACCCTCTTTCATAGTAAGTAGTATGTCCCCTGATATAGAAAGCCTCGGGGTATCTTTATTATTTTTACCTGTCTCATGAAACATCATCGAAGGAAAGATAACCACATTACCCGTTTCAGCAGGATACTCTGCTTTACCATAATTAGAATTATCCCATTCTGTAAAATAAGGATCTCTCTTAGGAATATTTAATCCTACTTTATGAGCATCGTCATCAAGTAAAAAAAGATTACCTTGTTCATGTGCTTTAGGGTAATAGACAAAACTAAAATGACTACTCATATGTCTATGATAAGCTATGAACTGTTCTTTAGTGGATAAGGTAGCCCAAGACTTTGTAATATAAACTTCAAATAAATCTAAGTTATATTTTTGTGCAGATAAACAACCTTCTATTACTTTTGATAACTCAATATATAATTGTTTAAATCTTTTATCTTTGTGTAAGTTATCGTCTATTGATTGTAGTTCTTTTGGTTTTACATCCGTGGTAGTCGAGTACTGAGAATTGGTTGGGGTAATATCCTTTAATATTATAGGAACTATTGTCTTGTTTATTTCTTCAAAGTTTTCTAACTTAGTTATGTATATAGGATAACCAAACCATTTTGATATATTTGCCATAAGGCACTATACTAATTTACTCTTAAAAATCTATACTGAATTTCACCTGCTCCACCCGCAGCACCATTAGTACCTGTTGGAGTTGCACTTCCTCCACCGCCTCCAGAGCCTCTAGTTCCCGCTCCACCAGGAGATCCTCCAGCTATATTACCATTAAAAGAAGCCCCACCACTAAAACCAGTAATAGAACAGTTATCTCCACTACAATTTCCTGAACCTGTTAAAGCTCCATTAACACCTACACCTGATGAATTAAAAACTCCTGCAGGACCTGCTGTATTAGTAGTTACTGCTTTAGTAGTTCCATCACTATCTCTAAAATTTCCCGAAGTAACTCTAGTACCTGATGAACTAAATGATCCAGCTAAACCTGCATAATTTGTTCTTAAAGGACCTTGTACTCCACCGCCAGTTCCAGAAGATCCACCTCCTCCTCCTAATGTTACTAAAGCTCCAGATGTTGATCCCGATAAAACTGTATTTGTTCCAGCAGAAGCTATACGAGGTTGTTTATAATTTGCTGTTTGATTTCCTGCAGCTCCTCCACCACCTGTTGAATAAGTAATAGTTTCACCTTGAGTTACAGAGTAAATAACATCAGATAAATAACCAGAAGATCCCCCACCAGCTCCAGCTGATTCTCCTCCAGCTTTATCATAATCAGCTCCACCTGCAGCTCCTCCACCACCGCCTACTCCAGCTTGAATATGGAGTGCATTGGCATTATCAGGTACAGTAAAAGTTCCTGATCCAGATGCTATTGTTGTAAAAGATGTTGCTGTAAATGCACTAAATACTAATTCCCAAGTTCCTGAGTTTTTTGCATAAATTTCATCTGCTTCTTCCCAAACTCCTGAGACTTTTCCGTAAGCATTTTCTATTTCTTCAAATGTTCCTGAAACTTTACCGTAGGTATTAGCCATTATTGCCTCACAATTCCTAGTGCCTCATCTGTATTAATTAAATCAGGATCTGCTAGAATATCAATTCTAGTTATTTTCTCTACATCTCCTTGTACAGATTTAAATTCTTGTGCTACTTCTTTAATATTTAAAGCAGAATGATATGTTTCTTCTAAATCATTACCCTGATAAGTAGAGTAATAAAATCTATATATAGCCATTTAAGCTCCTATGAATATTTAAACCAAACATCCCCATCACTTCCTCCTGTGGGTGAAGAGGTACTAATTGTAAATTTTCTTGCTAGCTTTGCAGCTGTTACTGCGTTATTTTCTATTTTTGCTTCTGTTATATTAGCGTCTATAATCTTAACACTCGTAATTTGGTTGTCGGAAATATTAGCCGTTAAAATTGCGTTGTCGGCAATCTTAGCATTTGTGATAGCATCATTATCTATTTGTGCTGTCCCGATAGTTCCGCCTAAAGTGTTAAGTGCTACTTCGTTAATATTAGTTCCATCAGAATAAGCTGCATGAATTTTTCCTTCGTCTAAAGTAAAGCCAGTTCCAGATACCGTTTTAAAAGTTAAAGTATTTCCATCATGTGTAGTACCATCTTTTACTATATAAAATTTTTCAATTGAATCAGGGATTGTAACAGTTCTAGTTCCTGCTAGGGTTCCTGTAAAATTAAGGATCATATTTCTAGCATTAGAAATAGAAGCATTAGACATAACAAGAGCAACATCAATTGATGCTACATTTATAGATTGATACCCTGCAATTGCTTGTTGTACTAAATCTAGGTTTGTGTTTGTCTTAGTTCCCCATGTACCAGCATTTTCGCCAGTTGCCATAAGTTCTAATTTAAGATCGGATGAATATGTTGAAGCCATTCTTTATTATACCCTTATTACGCTGCTATATCAACCTCGATCCAATTATTTGAAACCCCTTTATTTACTTCAGTCCAGACGTTAGTTACATCTGGATCTACATTTGACCATGCAATAATTAAAGGTGGGTTAACGGACATTTGTAGTTGTACCCCTGTAACATCTACAGGTGTGTTAAGGTTTATTTCTACACTTCCAATAGTATTTGCTACAGAAGATCCTGTCACATCTACTGGAGTATTTATATCAATTATTTCTTCGCCTAAATTAACTGTTAATTGTATGCCTGTTACATCTATATTTGCATCTACAGTAATAAATACATCATTTGTTGAAGTGATAAGATCATGTTCAGTTACAATAACACTTATATTACCATCAGCACTAACCGAGTAAGGTCCAAGTGATAAACTTAATGAAGATCCTGTAACTGATACAATTGCGTTTCCTAAAGTTGTTTCTTCTCCTAAAGATAAAGTTAGTTCTTGTCCTTCAGCTTCTACAACAGTATTTAAATCAACTACAACAGATTCTATAGTGGAGGATAGTAGAATCCCTGTAACATTAATATTTACATCTACACTTACTGTTGAATTTTCAATAAAAGTATTAAGTTGAACACCTGTTACGGCAACAATGACATTAGTTCCCCCTAATGAGGCGATCGGCGATTGGGATAGTGCGGTTATACCTAACAATTTAAACTCCTAAAATTTTATGAAGGAAGCAGGGGGTATGTGGTGGTACCCTGCCTCCATCATAAAATTATATCATCGTTTACACCACGAAGGAAGACCTGATTATGGTACTCGTTATAAACATAGTTGTATTATA